TACGTAGTCTGCTGATCTTCTAGGGCTTCTTCCCAGTACTTCTGTGTGTAGTTGACGCCCTTGTCGATGGCGTTTTCAATGGCGTCTTCCCTAAAAAATGGCCGATTCTTTAGGCCGCGCATCTGCGATCTGCTCATGCGGTGCCGTTCGATTACATATTCGGCTTCTTCCATGCTCTTGGCGTCTGGATCTGGATAAAAATTCCAGATAGACACAGTTTCTATTTTAGGAATAGTCCTAAATTCCGGCGCATATTCGCCGTTTTCATCCCACTTAGGGTATTCCCTATCGTACGCAAACGGCCCCTTTAGGATGCCAGTGCCAAAAAGCGCCATATCAAACACAGTATTGCGCAAATGCGTGCTGGCATTGCTTTCATCTAGCTGGTCATGGATCATTTTTTCCATGCGCCGCGCCGTGTCCTTGGCTGGCTCAAACGTAAATGCCGTTGGTGTCAGGCCCGGCCCTTGTTTTAGGGCGTCACCTTCTATTCTTTCCAGAGTGGTTCTGTAAACTCCAAGTCGCTCATTGAGTTCTGGCCGCGCAATTGTTGATTTTCGGGCCGATTTCTTTGGCGCCTGTACTTCCTTTGGATCAAAATACACCGAATCTTCTGCGCCAATTGGAAAATTAGGAGTTTCAATAGCAATCGGAAACTTCGATCCTGCAAAAAGGACATCGACAATCTGTGCATAGGCTGCCAGTACCTTGGTTTTAGTTACCTTGATAAACGCCTGTGACTTTTCTTCGCTTGTAAAACGCACATCAGGGCCGTACAAGCCCCTGTAGTTACGGTATGCCTTTAGCCAGCGGTCTTCATCCTGCTGGCGCCACGTGTCTGATTTATTGTATTTCGATTCAATCCAATCGGTCAGCGCATAAAAATCTTCATCGCCTGCTGTACTTGTAGAATCTGGCAAGTACGAAGAATCCGCTGATTCCGCGTCTATAGGCTGTTGGGGTGCATTCCCCCTTGACATTAAAGCCATAGTGCTTACTTCCTTAAATATCGAATTGTAACTAGTACCCAAATCTTATGCTAGCAGGCACCCAACTTGTCTTGGCGCCCATTTTAGAATTTTCCCCACCCCAATCATCGAACGGCGATGAACCACGCGGCCGCGACATGATTCCGTAGCGTATGGAATCGTAGGAGTGGTCTGACGCAAAGCGCGGATCAATATCGTCTGTGCCTTTGGGGTCTGTAGGAATTACAGGTAAATCCGCAATAATTTGGCGGCACGTATTAAAAAATAAAATCTTTGGCGCATCTGTGGTATCGTCCACCTTCAGCAATTCATGCAAGCGGTTGCGCCCAGCCACCCGCGCCCCATTTGTACGATCTGATGGGCGCCAGCGGCACCCCATTGATATCATTTCTTCGGCAATGCTAGGGCCAATCTGGCCCCGATTGTGCCAACAAGACGAATCCAAAACGCCGTACGAAATGTTTTCGCCATCTTCGGCCTGCAAAATGGCCCGCGCCAATTCTTTGGCCGTATGTTGTCCCACATATAATTCCCTGTAAACATAGAGTGTTTCATATGCTGGGTCAATAGCGTACCAATGCACTGCGCTGTACGAAGAATAGCCAAAGTCGCACGATCTGAACCTGCGCCACGTGTGCGGTATTTCAAATGGCGCAATTACGTGCAGGCTGGGCCTAAATTCCTTGAAGGCCGCCCCTTCCGCAATTGCCCAATCCCCTTCCAGCAATTGGCGCTTCTGCATTTCGGGCAGCGACAGAAGGTTTGCTTCGTACGAACCTTCTTCGTATAAGTACGGATTGTCGCGCAGCGTGGCCGGAATAAAGCGCCGATAAAATAAAGGGCGCCCACTTCGCGCATGCGACTCTGGGTACACTAAAACTTTGCCCGTGTCAATGTCTGTGGCTGGAAATGCCTTGTTGGCTGGCGCAGGATCAATGAACATGCGCTTGACCCACTGATGGCCCGGCCCACCGGGGTTAGATGTGGCCCGCATATAAATGGGCAAGTCTGACGCCGTTGTACGAAGCCTTGAGCGCATATAGTTCCATGCGAACGGCGTAGGATGCTGGGTCAGTTCATCAAACCCTATGTACGAAAACGCTTGGCCTTGGTAGCGCAGAACGTCTTCTTCGCGCTCTAGGTACGTCATCCATAAGCGTGCGCCCGATGGAAATACCCACTGGCTTTTCTTTTCTTGCCACTTGGCGCCTTGATACGCCCTAGGGTACATTTCTTGGGACTTCCAGACCAATTCGCGCAATTCATCGTTTGTGCGGCGCAAAATCAGCCCATTGAATTGCTTATGCCCAAAATAGCGCATTGGATCGGCTAGCAAGCCATAGCTTTTGCCGCCACCAGCCGCACCGCCGTACAAGACTTCGCGCTCTGGCGCCGCCAGAAATTCTGTCTGGGGGCCGGGGTTTGGCTCAAAGATAATTTCTTTGGCTGCGGGCCTAGTTCGTTTGGGTGGGCTTACGTTATCTGAGGGTGTATCTGAGGGTGTATCTGAGGGTGTATCTACACTATCTGAGGGTGTATTCTTCTTTGCGCCCTTTGTACTTGGTTTATTTAGTTTATTTGGGGATGGCGCCGCCGCCGGATTGTTTAATTCTTTTAGTTTGGATTCTAGTCTACTTATTTTGTTGGCCGCCGCCCTGCGCTGCTTGCGCAATTCAAACGCCTTTTTCTGTACAGAATCCTTGGGCTTGAGCGCATCGCTTCTTTCGCGCAACAGATTAAGGCGCAGCCCTATTTCGCTGTCCGTTTCAAAGTTGTCTACCTTGCGCTTGTATACCTTTAGCCAGACATTGCGCAAAGCCGCTGCCGTCATGGATTTGCGATTTTGAAACGGCGGCTGGTTAATTAGCCAAGTAGCCGCTTCGCCAAACGCTACGCCTTGATTTACTTTGTCTAGCGCCTGATGAATTACAAGAACGCTAGGCCAGTGCGGCACAAAAATGCGCGCATACTCCTTGCGGCCCTGTTCGTCAAGGGAAGACGCCCCACTCTTTTCTACAAAATCTACAAAGAATGTATATCCAATCGGGATATGTATGGGGTTATTAAGGACTTTCCAGATGTCATCATAGATTTGCTGGGGGGTCAGGCCATCGTAGGCCATGTGGTCTAGGATGTCTGGGGGCGCCGGATTGGCCGGATAGAATACAGATGCCGCTATGCGCTTGCGTTCTTGTAGCTGTGGGCGTTCGCCAGAGTTGGCGCCAAGGATTTTGCCGTGCTTGGTTTTTTTGGGTCTTTTGCGGCTTTTGCGGGGCGGTGTTGTTGTCATTCGGCGGCGCCATCATAATCGTCATCGTCATCGTCATCGCGCTGCGGATTGACAAGCTTGGGCGGCAAGATGAACATGGCGCCATTGTTGGCCCCATCTGCGCCTGCCCCTGCTTTGATTTCTAGGCGCTCCTGCTTGATTACACCTGCGCGATCAAGGATTTCCTTGGTGGCCGCCAGCAAGTTCTTGGCGCCAAGGGCCGTAGGATCATCTAGGATCGACAAAAGCTTCTGGGTGGCCTTTGGCGCATGCAAGGCCATCATTAGCTGCGTGCGCTCCACGATTTCATCGCGCAAGGAAGACATGACCACGTAGGGCCGCGTAGTTCTGGAATAACCTGCGGCATCCATTGCGCGCCGCACATTGCCTTCATTTTCGGGGGCGCACAAGGCATCTAGGAAAGCTAGCTGCTGGTCAGAATATTCGCGCCCTTTTTTGAGGCCATATTCTTCGGGGATACTGATGGAAGACATTAATTATCTATTTCTGGTTACCACTTCTTACAAGACCAGTAGCGCGCCTTGGTCTTGGGGCCGGGGTTGTCGCAGTTGTGCCGCGCCCGAAAGCTTTTGCGGCGCGCAGGATCATCGCGCTTGATTTCCATGTTGGGGTCGCCAAAGTTGACCTTTACAACATTGCCTGTACTGGGGTTCTTTACGTACACACTAAACTTTTTGGGGCCGTCAGGCGTACGAAAAGGCTTGTTGAGTGGCGCGCGGCGCGCAGCCCCTTTATTGGTTTTAGTTTTTGCGGCCATTGCCATTGCCGTTACTTTTATTGTTATTGCGATTTCTATTATAGCGAATGTCTTCTTGTTCTGGGTTGTCGCGCTCCTTATTATTTACAGGTGTACCTTTCATTACAGGGCCGCCTTCTGCCTTACGCATATTTGACTTAGACTTCTTTGGTTTGCCTGATGAGTTTGTTTTATATGCCCCACCACCGCACATAAAGGGCAACGGCGTACGGAAAGCGGGCTTGGCGTCTGAGGCGTCCTTGATGTCTTCATTCTGGGTGTTCTTGACCTTACTGAGCATGCCACCTTCGGCCTTTTTAACTTTATCAGTTTTTTTGGCCTTAGCGGCTGCGGCGGCCGCTTTTTTTCCTTGTTTTGTGTAAGGGTACTTCTTTCCGTTGACCATTGGCATGTGTGCGCTCCAAAAGATAAAGATATCTATTTCTAAAACCTATATTTACAGTAAGCCTTTCTTACGCCCATCATACGTAGCATAGCTTCTGAGGGATTACAAGATGGGCGGCTGGCTGATAGGATTGCTGTATGCGTAAAATATGGAAATAGGGCTTGACGAGGCGTTGAAGTTTCTGTATAAAAGGACTCAGGAACGTGTGAAGCGCTTCTTTTTTATTTTTAATAATACTTAAAGAGTACAAGTTATATATAGATAATTATAGATATCTATAGAAGATTATAGTTATTTATAGATAGTTATAGACAATCTATAGATATTTATAGATATTTATAGACTATAGAAGATTACAAATATCTATAGATATCTATAAACATCTATAATCTATTGCGCGCGCCAGATTATTGTAGCTGTGTGTACACCCCACTAGTGTCTTTTCTTAAATAGTTTTGACCTAAAATTAGGTGGTAGTGGTATACGGTAACGTACACCCCCCACCCGTCAGTCCGTCCGGCCCCTTCCGTCCGTCCGCAGACCGTCCGATCAGACGATCAATTCAGATTATTTAAATTATTTAAATAATTCAGATACTCCAAATTAGTTTGGTAATCCGTATCAATTCAGATTATTCAAATTATTTTGGTTATTCTTGTAATATGAATAAGATAAATTATTTAAATAAAAGGAATAAGATTAGTTAGTTAGATTATTTGGGTTTGGTGGATTGATTGGGCCAGTATATTTGCAACTTAGTTGCATTTAAGGGGGCAGGGGGGCTGCGTGCACTAATACCATCCTAGATATCCTAATTCATACAAGACACGCCACAGCCCTTTCTACCTAGGCCCAAGGCTATTACATAGACCTTGCCTCAAACGCCTTACAACGGCAGGGTCAAAGGGCTTACCTACGCGAAACAGTACAAAAACAGCTTGCTAATAAAATCAAAAGTATAGCTATCTTATAAATAGTATTTTTATTATTCAAACAACACAAAAAAAGCGGGCCGAAACCCGCCAGATTTAATCTTAAAGCTTACAATTCAAACATTTGGATATCGTCCATATGCTTGATGTATTGCGCATGGAATACTTGGCAGGCTCTTTGTGCTGGCGCGGCGCCCATCAACCTATAATTGGCAGGCGTTCGGGCCGTTGAAAACTCCAAAGTATTTGGCAAGCAGCGCCACACTTCGCCTTCAGTGCGTGCGTGCGTGCCGTCCGCCTGCGCGTAGACAAGCGCAAAACAAAAGGCGGGCACGCGCCTTGACGCAACCCGCTTGACTAGCAAGCTTTCAAGGGCTGCGCGCTCTTGCGCGTCTTCCAAACTAAATACTAAAGAAAACGGCTCATCGGGCAATTGAGCCAAGTTTTCCTCATCTTCTGGCTGCCGCCATACGTAAGCGGTCCGCAACTTGACAGCGTCTTGCACTGGCTGAACAGCCTGTACAGGCTCAGCAGGCAGAACAGGCCGCAAGCCTTCCCCCGCTGAATAAAAGTCTAGTAGTTCCCTCAGGCTGCTAAAATGATTAAGCAATGCAGCCGCCTGATTTTCTTGCATCTGTACCAGTTCCAGATGCAATTTTTTGATATGGAAGCAAAAGCCTTCCAAGTTTGGAACGTTTTCCAGCGGATATTCTGCCAGTTCATTGCTTAATTCCTTAGTAAATTTCCACATTTTGATTCCTTTGCTTGTTTAAATAATTAAAGCAGGCCGCAGAATTACAGCCCGCCTTGTATACTGGAAGCTTACGCCGCCAGTAATTCCCGCCAGCCTGCCCCTACGAACAAGCTAGCTATTTCATTTTCGCGGCCATACAAGACAGCCGCAGAACTATCCTGTCCTGTATTACGGACTGCAAACTGGCTGGAATTATGGGAAGCATAATAGGTCAAGGCTGACCTTAGCGCCCAAACTGTAGCCCCGCGCTCTTGCGCTTCCACAGCGAAGCGCTCCAGCAATTGCGCGGCACGCCTATCAGAAAAATTCTTTTTCAAGAATTCTTCAGCCTGCGTCAACTCAATTGGCGCGAACGTTTCGCGCCTTAATTCTGTGATTTTTTCCTGAAACAGAACAAAAGAATTTCCTACGAAGTCAGACAAATCCTTCTGATTAAATCCTTTTGTATGCCTACGGCCGAAAAGGTCATACGAGCCGAATATCATCCCATTACTGCAGAAGCCGTCAATGGCTCCTGCGGCTAATCGAACGGGGCTGCTACCGTCAAACGAATTCCAGAGCAACAGCCGGAAGGTCAGCGCAGTCGCGTTCCCCCGCGCTTGTACAAGATCTTCAGTCAATTGCGGGAACGCAATATCCGCGAAAGCCTGCCTGCCCCCGTACGAAATGGAAGGTTTAATCTTGGCCCCTTCCAAGGCGCGAGCAGGGGCAGCGCCTTCAAGGGCTTGCGCCAATGAAGCAAACAATTCTGAGTTTTGAACTATTTTGTACCGCTCTTGAACGGCACCCAAAGCTTGTTCGGTGTCAGTCCGGAAATTCTGGTAACCTAGCCCATCGACCACCCCCGCGCCCTTGATGGGCTCAAAAAGAGCAGGAGCGGATCTTACCTCATAGTCAAGCTCTTGAGGTATGGACAAAACAGGGGGGGCAGAAACGGACGCGGGGAAATTAATAACGTTAGACATTTTGATATTCCTTTAAAAGAATTCAGAAAATAGTGGCGCAGACCGCTGAATTACGGCCCCGCCCCGCCTTGTTCCTACAAGGGGAGCTAATACGCTGCAACTATTTAAATAAATAAGCAATCAAAAAAATGCCCCTAGTCAAAAAAAAATTATTGCGCAAAAACCATGCCGCGCCACAAAGCGTGCCAAGCACAAAAACTTTTTTATATAGGCTTAGAAAGCTTTAAAATAGCCCACTAGGGGCATTTTGTTTGTTTGAATACTAGGGGCAGGACTAAGGAAAGAAATGCCCCTAGTAAAGATTTAGCTTTTAAAGCCTTGTATTTATTGATTAATTTTTGCCCCTTACTTTAAAAGGTAGAAAATATACAACCAAAAAACGCAAAAGCCGATAACTTGATAAATATATGACATAAGCTTCTTTCGCGCCTTTAGTTGCTATTTGTAGAAAAGTGCTTCTTTCCTGCCCCATGCACTGGAATAGCAATTGATTTTGCAAACCGCGCCTTTCCTTTCGATCCACTGCACAACTTGCACTTTGCGCATGTAGTTACTTTGCCCGCTTGTTCGGAAGCGGGGCATAATATTTCGTGGGTTTTGTCTATTTCTTCAACAGACTCTACCGTTCTGTAGGTGCGCAGCCCTTGCGACCATGCAAGCCTTGCCTGCTCTATGGTGTCAGCCGACAGCATACAAAAATCAGAATATTCAAGAAACTGATTATTTACGCTAGTTTTATCGGCGGCCAACAATTGATGACTATACCCCGTCCAGCCTGCGCAGTCCTGTAGTAGATTCCGCCAAATATCGGCAGGGACTGCAGCCGGATCACCATATGAACCAACACGAATAATGCGGCCGCGCCCTAGTTTATTCAATTTATCAGGGCGAGCCGTTTTGTAGCCGCCAGCTATATATGTTCTAAAGATGGACTGCGGGCCTAATAATAAGACGTAGCACGATCTTTGTGCAGCCGTCCCGCTGAATGTAAACAAGCTTTTTTCCGTTCCTCTGTGGATACAATCACCACAAATACCGCGATCATTACCCCACCTATTAGCGCTGATTGGATCAAGGTCAGCGTGCAAAATCCAAGTTTGCACCATTGCCCCTGTCTTTTGATTATTGGAGTTATCTGTAGCTATGCAGACAATGTTTGTCTGGTTATCAAGTTGGCTTTTGCCTTGGTAAATAATCATTGTTGATCTTCCTTTTAAAAATTAAAAAAACAAACAAACCCCACACAAACCCATTTTGTGCAGGTGCACAATATAAGATTCCAATTTTTCATTTTGTGCAAGTGCACAATGAAAATTTTTTTGCCCTGCAACTATTTGAAATATTTGCTTATTTGCTTATTTGCTTATTTGCTTATTTGTTTATTTGTTTATTTGTTTATTTGTTTATTTGTTTATTTGTTTATTTAAATATTTATTTATCCAAATACACAAATATGCTCCAGCGGCGGCCAGCATCCAAGGGGGGGCTATGTAAAGGCTAGATATTTAGTGGGGTGTACTTAATGAATTTGACGCGCAAGTGAATTTTATTTCAGCTTGCTGCTGCAGACCTTCACCCCACTACTGTGGTTGCAGTGGGGCTGGGTAG